AAACTTCTAGTTTCTTACCATCCCCAAGATTAGTAAGTAAATTATTAATATCGGGAACTAAAGTATCTAATGTCTTAGTGCGTTTCTTTCCAGTTGTTTCCAATTTTATACTCCCCTGTTAATGGACATCTTATATTTAAATCAATACCTGCATTTGTAATTGATTGAACTGCAAGTTGTCCTAGTTTATCTGCTTGATTTTCTTTTACTTGATATTGAAACTCGTCATGTACATTAGCTACTGGCAATGCATCAATATTATTTTTCTTAATCTCTTCGTCTAATAATACTAATGCTTTCTTCATTGCTATTGCCCCTGCCCCTTGGATGAGGGTGTTGACTGCTGAATGTTTTTGTCTGATGATGAGGTTTCTTTGGTCGATTCCTTTGAGATATCCTTTCCTACAAGCGAGGTCCACTCTGTCTCGCAACCTTTTAAGACTTGGTAAAGACTTAAGAAATCTTTCTTTAATCTGCTTTCCATAGCTTTCATTCCTGCCACAGATACTTCCGAGTTTTTTGTTACCTGCTCCATAAATGAACGCATAGATAAATGTTTTTGCAGTATCTCTGCTTTCCAACCCTGCAAGAGTTTGATTTGTAGTGTGTATATCTCCATTAATGACTTCATCTATATACTCCTTATTGTTCATGTAGTGAGATAATATTCTTAATTCAAGTCCACTTGCGTCTATTCCCACTAATTTATATCCGCTTGGAACTTTCCACAATTCCCTGCATTCTTTTCCATAAGGAGAGTACACAGCAGGGATTTGAGCCATGTTGGGCGACTGGTGACTCATTCTTGAAGTTATTGCACCATTGGTAATAACTCGACCATGTACTCTCCCATCTTCTGCTACCGCTTCAATCCAAGAATTAATCATTGCAATTCTCTTTTGCAGTAGAAGAAACTCGTTAATCAATTCCGCTTCGGGAATATTCTTAATCTCTGATAATACTTTTTCATCAACAATTACATGTCCTTTGTCTGTTTTCTTTTTAGGTTTCCAACCTAGTTTCATAAGTCGTTCACCTATTTGTTGTCGTGAACCTAAATTAAATTCTTGATACTTAACCTTTGTAAATGGAACACCTTTAACATATCCTCTTGATTTATTATTTGACTTAGGTATAAATGTCTCTTCAATTTTAAGAGGTGGAAAAGTTTCTCTAACTTTACTTTGTACTTCATCAATTTTATTTTGAAGTTTAGCAAGTAGTATATGTGCTTTCTCACTATCAAATAAAAATCCAGTCTGTACTTGTTTCTCAATAATTCTAGCAACATCATGTTCCAAGTCAATAGACTTTTGAGAAAAGTTTTTACCTTGTCTTTGTAATAAGTCATAAACTTTTTTAGTTAACTTAACATCTCGAATACAATACTCTAACATTTCTAAAGAGAACTCTGTAAAGTCTTTGAAGTTTATTTTATTATAATTAAACTTCTCACCAAATGCTCTTAATGAATGTCCACCTTCTCTTACTGGTTTAAATAATCTTGATAGTATAAGTGTATCAGTTACCTTACCTATCTCAAATAAATCTACACCAAGAACTTTTTTAATTACTGGAGCATCAAATCCTATGATGTTGTGTCCAATAAATTCTTGATAATCCTTCGCAGCAATCTGAAATTTATGTAAATCATTCGGAGCATAACATACAATATTCCCCTTATCACAAATAGTGACCAAGCAAAAAATCTTGTTAGGTAATCCATGACCATTAATAATTTCGGTT